CTCACCCCGACCACCGCGAGTGCAGTTTTCAAGGCAAGCCGAGTCTGGCCCATGGTCAGCAACCAAGCCACCCCGATCAGGCTTCCACTCAATGTGGGCGCGACGATAACTGATCGGAACAACTGTGATGCCTTTCTCGCCATCAATCGCCATGTTGGCAACATTGTCCAGAATGAATCCTGGCTCAGCACCTTCAACATACGCACCATCACGCTTGTTGACTTGGGGTGACATTTGCTGAAGGATCGTCAGGCGAGGAATCATCAAGTCCTCTTTGGACATTCCTTCTTGACCTGCACCTGCGTCTGCGAGCAAGATGCTTTCATCAAATGCGACAATGTTGGTTTCTTCTTTTTTTGCTACTTTTGTTTCAGCCATTTTACTTTCTCCTTATGTTGGCTCTGCGTCCCATGTAAACACGGAACATTTCGATTGGAACATCCTTGCCTTCACTCAGCCTTTCTTTCAATGTGGCGTTGAGTGATGCGGGATGGACTCCGACTGCACGCTTGTAATAAAGTTTTTTCTCACGCAACTCTTCAGTGAAGGCATTGCATGCGTCATCTTCATTACGACCAAACTGAACCTCAACATTGCTTTTGATTAAGTCACCGAGGCCATTCTCCCGCAACCAACCAAAGCACTGCTGTTGGAGGATCTTCAACTCTTCCTTCACCTCAGGATCTTTGGCGCGATCGATTGCACCTTGTGAGGGGACGGAGGCTTGGATCACATCTTTGACCTCAATCTTTGAACCATTGTTCAGAGTGAAATCTTTGATGTTCAGTTCTTGCATCAAGTCAGGCAAGTCCTGTTCTGCCAACATCTTTAGGTCCTGCTTCTTTGCTTTCAATGACTCTTCAAGAAGATTGATCTCATTTTCGAGGTCAAACATTTTCTGAGCCATATCGGCGATTGCACCAAGTTCGTTGGATGCTGGTGCCACATCCTCAAGCAGATCTATATCTGTCATAGTCTTCCTTTCTCAGTTCAAGAGCGACAGGCATGTACCAACCTTTACGGCGATCCCTGTCACCCTCTTCCATATTTCGCTCCCAGCGGAGCACTCTCACTGTGTTGGCCTTTTCACTGGCGATCATGCATGTGATCATTACAGCGATCGGGTCACCACCTCCAGGCCAGAGGAGGTAGTCCTCTGACGAGAAGTCCTTCATGATTCGGCGAGCCTTTTGGACGCTTGGTCCAGGCAAGAACTGCGGTTTGTCATTGGGCTCAAAAACGATCTCAAGCGCACCATACCGACTGGCATCGCTCAAATCAGGCACCCAACCAAACTTGTTCTTCACAGGCCGATTCACAACATAAACTTTTGGCATTCTTTTTTCCCTTTCTCAGTTGATGCCGAGGTCTTTCAAGTCAGCGCCAGAGAACATTGCCTCTTCCAACTCTTCATCCGTCATCTCATCAATGCGACGAGCAGCCTCTCTGCGCTTCAGCCTTGCGAGCCTTTTGTTCATCTGCGCTTTCTTTGCCACACGAGGGTCAACCTTTGGCTTGGGCTTTTCAGCCTTTTGTTTTACAGGCTTGTTGTAGAAAATCTCAACAGTGTGATAAACAAAATTGCAACCACGACACCTGCGTTTACGCAATGTGGCAAAGTCGTCATCACGAGGTCGTGAATCACAGACTAAACTTTTCGTGTCATTGCACTTTGGACATTTCATGTGATGGCTTCCTTTCTCAGCAAATTTACTATGCCTGAAAAAAATTCAAATGAAAAGAAGATTTTTTCAAAGAAACCAGTCTTCCTCAAAGAAAACAATCGCGAAACCAAAGATCCCAGTCTTTTCAATTGTGTTTGTTTTTGGACCCGTCCTTGTCCTCTTTACTATAAGGGAATATTTTGGGTTGTTGTTGTGTTGTGTAAAATTTCAGGATTTGTGGTTTCGCTGGTTTCGGTTGGCGAAAAATCTTTTGTTTACGGGATGTTGAAAGGCGAACCCAATCCTGAAAACAAGCGGAAACGCAACCCAGACTCTGGGAACTTTCTTCGTAAAAAATTGTAAGTCCTTGTTCTGCCTGATAATAATTATCAATTTATTTGTTGCCTTTTATGTCAGAATCAACGATACTAACAAAGTAGGAAGTGACCTACGACACTGAGAAAGGAAAAAACATCATGATTACTCGTTACTTCATTCGCGCTGACTATGTCATCACTGATATTGAGTCTGGCGTCAACTCTGACCTTCAGTCTGATATTGTTCGTGGCCAAAACAACTCTGAGTTGTCTTTCACCACCAAGACTGAGGCTCGTGAGCACATGAACACCCTGCCCAAGACTAAGCACTCTGGCCAGTATCGTCGTGATTACACTTATCATGTTGAGGCTGTTGAGTATGGTTTTTGTAACATGCATGGCTGGTCGGATGTTTATCCGTTTGAGATCATCCGTGTTGTTTCAAACAAGACCATTGAAGTCAGGGCGATGATTGCCGAACTGGACGAAGACTTCAAGCCTGAGATCATTCCTGGTGGCTTCAGTGGTCATTGCGTCAATCAAGGCAAGCAGACTTACAAATACAAGTCTTGCCCCGAGGGTCAGGTGCTGAAAGTTCGCCTCGGCAAGAAAGGTTGGAAGTCTGCCATGGGCAAGCATGTTCTGTCCGAACAGCCAAGAAAGTTTTACGATTACAACTTTTAAGGTAACATTGAGAAAGGAAATCATCATGATTTACAAGTTGCGTCTCGTCAACATCCCGCACTCCTCAGTTGAGGACAAAGTGTTCCGTGACCTCGCTGAAGCCAAAAAGGCTGCAGAGCAGACTGGCTTTGACACCTGCGTCGAGGGTTATTCAGCGAATGGTCGCTTGAGCTACATGCTCGGTTATTCAGTCATTGGGGGGTGGTCAAAATGATTAAGTTTTTGTTAAGCACAGTCTTTGTGATTGCGTTCAGTTGGCTGATGGCTTTCACGATTATCAACTTCATGTTGAACTGTCAGTCTTGGGATCAGGATTATTGGACTGAAACCAGTTCATGCGTTTATCCGAGTCAGATGCTGGGGTTGGATTGATGATGAAGAACTGCCCAGCTTGCTATAGCAAACTTCCAGGAACTATGAGCTGTTGTGGGTTCGTTTGGTCAAAACCTGATCAAATTAAACCAAATATAAAACTTGATTTCATGGCCAAAGAGAGCGATCCTAAAAATGTAAGAGGCAACCTTACGCATATTTTCCTCCCTAAACTGAGCCCATCCTCGTGGTGGGCTTTTCTTTTTGCCAAAAATAAGTAATACTCATGACAGTTAGTTTTACTGCTGACCACAGAAACCAAGGTTGAAAGGCTAATTTGATGTCAGAAGAGAAGCGCAAAAGAGGACGACCTGCAAAGCCCAAAGATCCGGAAATGATCGTGCAGCGTCCTGTCAAGGATGGCCCACCAGTTCGGCCAGACAAATGGGACGGTCGTTTTAAGTCAGTTGAGCCAATGAAGAATCAAAAGAAGGCTCGGCAACGGCCATATAAATGGAATCATCACGCAACAATCAATTGGATCATGGGTCAGGCTGACCCTGTTGGCTTTTTGGCTGGCGTTATGCAAGGCAAAGAGATGTTCCCAGTTTATGTCAAAGACTCTGAGGGTCTGGCCACAGAAGCAGGGAAGGTTGCCGCAGATCCTGAATTGCGTGTAATGGCTGCCAAAACACTTCTGGGCAAGTGCGTCCCAGACCTAAAGGCAGTAGAAGTGAAAGCACAGATTGAAGAGAGAAAGGTGCTGGATATCAGCAGACTTAGTGATAATGACCTCACCACAATTGAACGAGTTCTTGAACACGCTGTCATTGAAGGAAGTGAGAGCGGAGAAGATGAGACGGTCTCTGAAGGAGTTTACCAAGAACTCTTGGCCAACGATTGAACCAGGACGAGAGTTCTTTGACAACTGGCACATTGACGCTATCAGCGAACATTTGCAGGCTGTTGTTGAAGGTGACATTCGGAGATTGATCATCAACATCCCACCGAGGCACATGAAGTCTATCTCGGTTGCGGTGGCTTTGCCTGCTTGGACTTGGACCATCCAGCCGCAGAAGCGATTCTTGTTTGCGTCATACGCATCATCACTTTCCGTCAGAGACTCGGTAAAATGCAGACGTTTGATTGATAGCCCATGGTATAAAGAACATTTCGGAGACACCTTTGCGCTAACAGGTGATCAGAACCAAAAGCAAAGATTCGAGAACGACAAGACTGGCCAAAGGATAGCGACATCTGTTGATGGTGCGCTGACTGGTGAAGGTGGTGACATCATTGTCATTGACGACCCGCACAATGTCCGTGAGGCTGAATCCTCCGCAGTGCGGGAAGGTGTTCTTGAGTGGTGGGATCAAGCCATGCAATCCCGACTCAATGACCCAAAGACTGGCGCATTCGTAATAATTATGCAGCGAGTGCATGAGAATGACTTAACAGGACACATACTGGCGAACGAATATGACGATTGGGATCATTTGTGCTTACCTGCTCGGTATGAGATCGGGCATCCAACACCAACCCAGACCTCGCTCGGTTTCACCGACCCGCGAACTGAAGAGGGAGAACTCCTCTGGCCAGACAGGATTGACGACACAACGCTATCCAAACTTGAAAGGTCACTGGGTTCATATGCCTCAGCAGGGCAACTGCAGCAACGCCCAATGCCGAAAGGTGGGGGAATCTTGCGAGCTGAATGGTGGGTTCCATGGGAGGGTGATGATCTGCCCGACATTGAATATGTGATTCAATCTTGGGACACTGCTTTCAGCACCAAAGAGAAAACATCCTACTCAGCCAGAACAACTTGGGGTGTGTTCCGTCGGCATGGCCAAATGAATGCGATTGTTATTGACATGTGGTATGATCGGGTCACCTATCCCGAACTCAGGCGCATCGCCCAAGAGGCATATTATGATTACGAGCCTGATGCAGTGATGATTGAGAAGAAGGCTTCTGGCCAAAGTTTGTTGCAAGATTTGCGCATCGCAGGCATCCCTGTAATTGAGTATATGCCTGACAGAGACAAGGAAGCTCGTGCCCATGCAAGTTCTGCTCTTTTAGAAGATGGCAGAATTTACTTTCCATCTGACAAAAAATGGGCTAAAAATTTAATAGATATTTGTGCAGCCTTTCCAGCTGGTGATAATGACGATATAGTTGATACATGCACACAGGCTTGGTTGAGGCTTAGAAAAGGGTGGTTCGTTTCGCATTCTGAAGATTATGAAGATGAAGATGAGGCACCAAGACAAAGGGTGACATTATATGGCTAGGCAACCTATCCCACTCCAACCCGAGATTCCTTTTGCGGAAGGCGCACCTGCAGACGACCTGCAGGTTGAATCATTTGGAGAGGATGAGGTTCTCATTGGCGATCCTCAACTTGACGCAATCCCAGAGATTGATACTGAATTTGATGCAAACATTGCCGAGCTGATTGACCAAGATCAACTTGACCGCAAAGCATCAACCCTAATCAAAGCATTCGAATCAGACAAGGCAGCTCGCTCTGAATGGGAAGAGCGATACAAGAATGGCTTGCGGACACTTGACCCAGATGGTGGGCTTGAGGAGTCTGAAGAGGAGCGAGCCACTCGTGGCCTGAGCACAGTTGTTCATCCGCTCATCGCTGAAGCAGCAACCCAGTTCAATGCACGAGCGATCGCAGAGATGTATCCTGCTGGTGGCCCAGTCAAGACAGTCATTGTCGGCGAGCCGAACGAAGACACTGAAGAGCAAGCTCGTCGCGTCAAAGACTTCATGAACTATCAAATCACTGAGCAGATGCCAGAGTATTTTCCTGATCTTGATCAGATGCTCTTTCAACTGCCACTGGTCGGCCAAACATTCAAAAAGGTCTGGTGGGACGCCAATCTTGAGCGCCAATGTTCAAAGTTCGTCAAGGCTGAAGACTTCGTTGTCGCACCTGAAAGCACCGACCTATTCACTTCACCCCGATACACCCAAGTCATCCGCATCCCGAAAAACGATTACAATCGCTATGTTGATGCAGGCTGGTATCTGCCTGTCAAATATTCAGGCGATGGCATTGACCCATCTGGCGACATCACTTCCGACATTGAAGGTGTTAACCAATATGCGGACGATGAGCAGGATGAGGTAATGACCCTGCTGGAGATGCATGTCTATTCTGCTTTTGAAGGTATGGACGGCATCAACGACGCAGACGAAGAAAACTTGGTCATGTTGCCTTATGTGATCACGATTGAGCACGACTCTGAAAAGATCGTGTCAGTTCGTCGCAACTGGCGTGAAGATGACGAGCGCAAAGAGCGCAGAAACTGGTTTGTCAGTTACAAGTTCCTTCCTGGAGTTGGATTCTATGGCTTTGGCCTTTACCACATGATCGGTGGCCTAGGCAAAGCAGCAACAGGCGCATTGAGAGCATTGCTTGACTCAGCAGCCTTCGCAAACATGCAAGGTGGCTTCAAGCTGAAAGGC